AGCGGCACCACTCGCCCTTGACTTTCAGAAGCCGGTCCACGCCGACGCGCTGACCCCACCAATCAAGATAGACGCCCTGCGCGGTCTGCATGTCCGCGACCATGCCGTGCAAATCCACCATATCTTGTGTTGCGTCGATCTCCTGCCGAACCTTCTCCGCGACGCCACGGATGCGCTTCGCGTGCGCGTACTGAGACTGAATGGCGTCCGTCGTCATGTCCGCGAAGTCGGCCTCGTCGCGCACGTCATCGACGTCGAGGATGTCTTGCCAAGTCTGAGTATCAGCCATGTCGGCCTCCGAAGACTAGCGAAATGGTCTCCTCGCTGAGCGTAGGACTTTCGTCCGCGGGCACATCGATGGACGTCGCCAGCCCCCTGTTATTGAGTCCGAGGAGTATTTGATTGATCGGGCTGTCCGTGACGCTCTGGATGCATCGATAGAAGCGGCTCGCGTAGACCGTAGTCGCCAGCTTCACGCGCGGATTCGAGAGCTCGCCGAGGAAGTCCGAGATGAGCGCTTTCTTGACCTTCGACTGAGTCTCAGCGTCCATACTATCGGCGAAGAAAGTCACCTGGATCTTGAGAGCAACCGCCGTCGGCCTCACGATGTTGTACGTGTATGAGGCGTTGAAGTGCTCCGTGTCCACGTAGTTCACCTGCGTCGTTCCGACCGTCCCGCATCCGGCGCTCTTGCGCTGGAAGATCGTCTCGGCGATGGCCTCGTCGTCGCCGCCCACGATGCATACCGCGATGCTGTGCGCCGTCAAGGTGATGCCGTACTGCTGTTGCGGCTGGTTCGTGTAGTTTTCGAGGACCACGCAGTCGAGGACGCCGTCGAGCTCAGAGAGGTTCGCCTGGACGTTCGCTACGGTCCCGTTGGCGTTGACTGCATAGCTCTCGATCATGCGATTCAGCAGCTCGCCGTCCGGCTCTGCGACGCGGCCCGTGACGCCCGCGGCGGCGTTCGTCACGCTATCCCAGCCCGCTATCACGGTTACGATCTGCGTCACCGTGCCCGGTCCGATCTCGATAGCTCCGTGCTCGACGGCCGAAAAGGTCGTCTCGACGGAGCCGGAGTCCGGGATCGTCACGCCACCGCCAACGCTGTGCCGGAGCTGATG